CATTGCGAAACGCTAGACGAAGCTTTTGACATTATTTTGGCTGACTACAACGACAATGGTTACTTTTACAGATATGAAGCGATATCGGTAGGAGTTATACAGCCAGATACGTTATTTATTACTAAAAAAGAAGCACAGCAACACATTGAAAATAATCGACGCCATTACAATTCCACGGTTCATACTTATGCAATGACAGCGTGGAGATCGCGAGTGGTAGAAAATTTATGGGATATTCTCAGAACGGCAGACTTTAGTATGTTGAAGGAGGAACAAACATGAAAAAAATAACGACAGATTACGTGAAAGGAACTAAAAATTATAAACAAATTTCGGACGATACAACTCCGACTGTACCGGAATTTGTGGCGAAGTGGTTTGAAGAGAATAAGGGTAAATTAGATTATAACATTTGGAAATATATTCGAGATTGGGAATGCCACCCAAAGGAAAGTGCTTTTCATAACTTTATGAACGACTATCGCCAAGAAGCGTTGGAGACACTTATATTAATGCAATACGGCTATTATGTCGAGAAGGAAGTGGAACAGCTTTATGTTGTGGAGATTCCTCAAGCGGTGGTGCATTATGATTACTTCTTGAAGGTAGTAGATGGGCAGGTTACTATTTCTTGTAGGTCGGGATATCCAGAACACCCAAAGTACCATTTAACAGAAGCTGAAATACGAAGCGTTTGGGATGGTTATATGGAATTAGCGGAGGAGGTGGAGTAAGTGACATTTGAAGAAGAGTTTAAAGAAGAACTAGCAGAAGCAAAGGAAATGGTAGCAGAACGCTCTACAGAGGAACTATTTGACAATTTAAAAGAGATGAATCGTGACGTGCAGGAATATACCTGCGGAATACAAGTGATTCTTGATGAGCTTAGTAGAAGAGAAAAACAAAATAAGGAGGAAAAATGAATGGAAGAAAAAAGAATGGTAGAAATCAACGGAATTAAGATGGAAATGGACATGAGAACAGCGGTACGGGTGGATGAATTTAAAGTAGGAGACAACATCAAAGTGTTAGACAAGAACTACTCTAATCAAAAACTTTATGACGGAGTAATTGTAGAATTTTTAAACTTCAAAGATTTACCTACGATTCAAATTGCTTATTTTGAACGAGATTGGTCAGGGTCTGAAATTAAATTTCTAAACATTAATTCAGAAAGTGATTCTTATGAAATTCTACCAGCTTCAGCACACGAGTTTGAGTTAGAAAAAAGCGCAGTGGTAGAAAAAATGAAACTGGAAATTGAGTCTAAAAAAGAAGAAGCGGCAAGACTACAAAATAAATTGAACTGGTTCGAAAAATTTTATGGAAAGTATTTCGCGAAAGGTGAGCTGGAGTGAAAAACTATCACGTCATCTTTTCAGAGGAACTATATTCTGTAAAATATCCACTTCTCAATTTCACTAAATATGGGGTAACTTTCGAGGAGTTGAAAATATCTACTATCAAACGTCTAGGTAATGTGTTTCCCACATATAGAGTAGACAAACGTCATTATGAGCTTAAACAAATTATTAAAGGTTCGAAATCAATAGACGAAATGACATATCGAATTAATAATCAAACAGATTTTCATATTGTTGTAAAGGAGGTTCTAAATTGACAAAACAAATCATCATCAACGAAGCTAACAGTTTACTTCACAGAAAAAGCAAAGAACTAAGTAAATCAATCATCAAAACACCTAAAGATCTCGAACGTTTCGCGATTGGACTGGATAAATTATCACAAGACATGTGGGACTATAAAAATGAACTGGAGGCAAAAAAATGACTATTCAACCGGGCGATAAAGTAGAAGTGCAGGATAGGACAGGGGTGACTGATTTATGTGTCGATGGAGAACAGTTTTATGTTCTAATCAATAACGATGGTTTGCTTACAGTAGAAGATACAGATGGTTTCTCGTCTTTTAATATTCCGTGCAGACAAGTGAAGAAAGTGAAAGAAGAGAGTCAGTTAATAAGTGAACTTTACAAAGAAGCTTATGATGTTGAATTCCGCTTGTATTTTGCTAATGTTTCAGATGCTACCAATTTTGTGTCAAAAGTTGGAAAACCTAAATTTGAACAGTCAATGGATGTGAAATGGTTTTCAGCAACAAACGGAAAAATAACTGCTACCGCATTTTTAAGAAAGGAGTACTAAAATATGACAACACTTTATTCCATTCAAGAAAAGTATCAACAGTTATTAAATTTAGCTGAGCAAATAGACCCGGAGACATTAAAAGATACTCTTGAAAGCATTGAAGATGAATTAGAAACAAAAGCAGAAAATGTTGCGTTTGTCATTAAAGAATTAGAAGGGCAATCACTTATTTTAGATGTAGAAATTAAACGTTTATCAGAACGAAAAAACACGATTAACAATAATGTGAAGCGACTGAAACAATCACTACATGATGCTATGCTAGTTGCTAATAAGCAAAAAATAAAAACGAATCTATTTACATTAGATATTCGAAAAAACCCTCACAGTGTACTTGTAGAAGATGAGAGTAAGTTAATTAATTATTTAGTCGAGCAACCTAAAAAGCTGGATAAAACTAAGTTAAAAGATGACTTAAAAAAAGGCATTGATGTACCGGGAGCTGTTTTGGTTCAAACAGAAAGACTACAAATAAAATAATAATAAGGAGGAATTTCGTTGGAATTTATTCAATCAGAAAAAATGAAAAGGTCGGAGTATTTCAATATTATGATTTATGCAAAACCGGGAGCTGGGAAGACAACGACAGTTAAGTATTTAGAAGGAAAAACATTGATGTTGGATTGTGATGGTACATCAAAAGTATTAAGTGGATTGCCTAATATCACGATTGCGACATTAGACCCTCGAAATCCAGTACAAGATATGGCTGATTTTTATGGATATGCAAAAACACATGCAGAAGAATATGATAATGTAGTGATCGATAATTTAAGTCATTATCAAAAATTATGGCTGATGTTTAATGGAAGAAATACTAAATCAGGACAACCAGAACTGCAACACTATGGAATATTTGACACACATTTAATAGATTTGATTTCCGTATTTAATAATTTACCAAACACAAATATAGTATATACAGCTTGGGAAAACACACGACAAATACAGATGGAAAGTGGACAGCTTTATAATCAATTTTTACCAGATATTAGAGAAAAGGTAGTTAATCACGTTATGGGAATTGTTCCTGTAGTCGCAAGATTAATAAGAAATCCTGAGACAGGTCAAAGAGGCTTCTTACTAACAGAAAACAATGGTAATTTTGCAAAAAACCAGCTAGATAACAGAGAGTTTGCTTTGCAAGAACACCTATTCCAAATTGGTGATGTTGATGTTAAAGCTTAGAGAATATCAAAAAGAAATTATAAATGATGTAAAGGGGGCTTTTTTACAGGGATATAACAGACCGTGCGTTGTTGCTCCCTGCGGTTAGGTGCTGGTAAATCGGTTATTTTATCAGAAATAATTCGCATGACAACTCACAATAAAAATAATGTTCTTTTCCTAGTTCACAGAAAAGAATTGATTGACCAAATTAGAAATACACTCACTATGAATGATGTCGATATGAATTTTGTCAATTTGGGGATGGTTCAAACTGTTGTTAGACGTTTAGAAAAAACTTCCGAGCCAGCTTTAATCATTATTGACGAAAGTCATCATGTGCTAGCAAACAGTTACAAAAAAATAATCAATCACTTTTCTAATGCTAAAGTGGTCGGATTTACAGCAACACCAGTGAGAATAAATGGGGGTGGTTTAGGAGATATAAACGATATGTTAATCGAAAAGGTTAATGTGAAATGGTTAATTGAAAATCAATTCTTAGCACCTTACAAATACTTTGCGCCCGAAATCGTTCAAACAGAAACATTAGAAATCAAACGAACTGGCGAGTTTGACATGACAGGACTTGATGATCAATTCAATAAAAGAATGATTTGGGGCGATGTCATCAAACATTATCAAAAGTTAGCAAACGGAGAACAAGCAATACTTTATGCCTCTTCCCTTTATCAAAGCGAAAAAATGGCAATGAGTTTTGCATCAGTAGGTATTACATCCGCACATATTGACGGGAAAACACCTAAATCCATTCGTGATGACATTATACAACGATTTCGAGAGGGCAAAATAAAGGTCCTATGCAACTTAGATTTAATTGGTGAAGGATTCGATGTTCCAGATTGTTCTACTGTGATTATGCTAAGACCAACTCAATCTCTATCCCTGTATATTCAGCAATCAATGAGAGGTATGAGATATCGAACTGGTAAAACAGCTATTATTATTGACCACGTTGGAAATGTCAATCGCTTTGGTTTGCCAGACATGGAACGAACATGGTCCTTAGAAGCGAAAAAAGGAAGTAACAGCAAAAAATCAGAAGCACCTGTAAAAATTTGCTCTGACTGTTTTATGACAGTTTTATCTACTAATAAAAAATGCGAGCATTGTGGTCATGAATTCAAAGCTGAATTAAAAGCAGTACAAATTGATGACACAGCAGAGCTACAAGAAATAACAGAAGCAGTATTTAAAGTAAATTACAGTAATCCAAGCGAGTGTAAAAACATGAAAGAATTATATGAATATGCAAAAGAACACAATTATAAGAAAGGATGGGCATTCCATCAAGGAAAAGCAAGAGGATTTATAAAATAAAAAAACGAAAGAAGGAATTTAAAAATGTTTAAAGTAGATCATAATGATGTTTTCACAAATGGAGTAGAAAATGGTACGTATGAGGTGGTTTTATACAACGCAAATGAAGATGCGACAAAAAACGGAGCGGAGTTCATTAATATTGATTTAATTATCCGTAATGATGTAAATCAAAAATTCCAGAATGCGCATATTTTTCACCGAGTATGGAAAGCAAAAGCAACAAATGAATATAGTCGAACGGCATTAAATACAATCGCTAAAGCAATCCAATTACCTAACGGCAAAGATTATAATACATTGGATGAATTATTAAAAGACCTGTTAACTAAGACATGCCAAGTTACTGTGAAAAATGAAGAGTCTGAGTATAATGGTCAAATTTATAAAAATTTAAATGTGAAAGCGTGGGCTGAAAGTAAAATTACTGGACCATTACAACATGTATTTAAAAAGAAAGATGCTGAACCTATGCCAGAAGTAAACGAGAGCAATCTACCGTTCTAAGCAATGAGAGGAGCGCACAAACGTGTATGAACAAATTCCGGACGAATTAAAAAAATTAAAACAATGGTGCGCTTTTCAACTTGTTTGGGATGAAGAGCGTGGCAAAAATAAAAAGATTCCAATGAATGCAAACGATGGATCCTACGGAAATAGTGTTGATGAGCGGACTTGGGCAGACTTCGAAACTGCCCTTGATTCCCTCGAAAAATATCAATTTGATGGGTTAGGTTTTTACTTTAAGAAACCATATTTCGGTGTGGATATTGATGATATAAAGGATGAAATTGAAGATTACCTTTATGGTAATACAGAAAATATTGCTGGTGAATTTATTCAAACATTGTCTAGTTACACAGAATACAGTGTGAGTGGGACAGGAATTCATATTATTGCAAAAGGCAGTTTTCCGGAAGGTGGTCGGCGTAAAGGAAACATCGAAATGTACCCGGACGGTCGATTTTTCGTTATGACAGGTCAAGTAATTGATAACTACAGACAAGTCAATGAAGCGACGTCTGCAATACAATATTTGCATACGAAATACATTGGGACTAATGAAGTAAGACAAATAAATAATTTACAATCTACAGTTGATTTGCCTGTAAGTGATATTATTCAACGTGCTGAACGAAGTAAACAAGGCGCACAATTTAAAACACTTTACGACGGATTATGGGATGGATTATATCCCTCACAATCCGAAGCAGACTTAGCTTTTGCAAATATGCTGGCATTTTGGACAGGATGTAATGCAGAAAAAATGGACGAAATTTTCCGTTCAAGTGGTTTGTATCGAACAAAATGGGACCAAAAACGTGGAGCGCAATTATATGGAGAAATGGTTATTAATAAAGCGATTGCCAATACGTCAGAGGTTTATCAACCAGGAAGTGATTTAGAAGGTTACTCGATCACTGTGAAAAATCAGAATCGAACTGCTCGAAAAGTATATGGTTTAGATGATACTGGAAATGCAGAACGTTTCCGTGATAAATTTCATGACATTGTTCGTTTTTCATACATTAACAAAGGATTCTATTTCTACGATTCAAAAGTGTGGAAATATGACAACATAGGCGCTGTAAAAACACTTGTTGATGATGTGATCAAAGATATGAAGAGTGAGTTTGCTTACATGGAAAATGAATCAGATGCAGAAAAAGCATTTATGAAACATTTAAAAGCAACAAGAAGCAACAAAGGTAAAACGAATATGTTAAAAGAAGCACAACATTTAATGCCAGTTTTGCCTGATGAATTCGATCGCTACAAATATTTTTTGAACACACAAAACGGATATATCAATTTGCAAAATGGAGAACTTATCAATCATGACAGGCAAAAAATGTTTACAAAAATTAGCAACATCGAATATACAGATAAAATTGATGCGCCACTTTGGCAAGCGTTTTTAAAGGATATTTTTGCTGGTGATAAAGAGTTAATCAATTATATTCAAAAAGCTGTCGGTTATTCATTGTCAGGTTCTACATCAGAACAAGTCATGTTTATCCTTTTCGGCAATGGGCGAAATGGGAAATCGGTTTTTCTTGATATTATCAACGATATTTTTGGCTCCTATGCAACAAACATCCAGCCACAAACAATCATGGTCAAACAGCAATCTAGTAATGCAAATAGTGATATTGCCCGATTACATGGAGCCAGGTTCGTTACAACCACCGAACCAAATGAGGGTGTACGTTTAGACGAAGGACTAGTTAAACAGCTCACAGGTGGCGACAAGGTCACTGCACGACACTTGTATAAGGACGAATTCGAGTTTACACCCGAATTCAAAATCTGGATGGCAACCAACCATAAACCAATTATTCGAGGGAGAGACGATGGAATTTGGCGTCGATTACATTTAGTACCTTTCACAGTAAAAATACCTGACGAAAAAGTAGACAAACAGCTAAAATATAAACTCCGCAGTGAATTAACTGGGATATTGAATTGGGCTGTAGAAGGCTTCCTTAAATGGCAAAAGGAAGGCTTGGGGATGCCGAAAGCAGTTGAAAATGCTAGCTCTGAATATAAATCAGAAATGGATGTTATTACTGCATTTATTGAGGATTGTTGTGATGTTGGAGAGAAGCAAGAAGTAGACGTAAAAGTTTTATATGAAACATATCGAGAATGGGCAAAGGATAACGGACAATACCTAATGAGTAATACAAAATTTGGAAAAGAGTTGGGATTGAAATTTGAAAAGAAAAAAACAAATTCAAGAAGAAAGTATATAGGTGTTGCTCTCAATAAAGAATATTTTAAAATCAATATGAATTTTTAAAACAGGGCAGGTTTGAACCAACTTGCCCTGCATCAAATACATTGCGCCAGAACAGGTTACATGATTTTTATTCTTTTTAAGGGCAGGTTTGGCTCTTTTTTCAAAAACTTCTCTATAAATTTTCACTAGTAATACTTTTCTTATTTTACTACTAACCTGCCCTGTTAATAAAAAAAGTATCAATAAAGCAAGTAATAGCAATGGGTTTCGAACAGGGCAGGTTTGAACCAACTTGCCCTCAACTTGCCCTAACTTGCCCTTTTTTCACCAATTTGACCAAAGGAGTGATCAAATGACAGCAGAAATGGATATACAGAATTCTATACGTTTAGAACTTTCTCGCCATGGACATTATGTTTTCAGAGCTAACGTGGGCAAAGTTAGAATGCCAAACGGACGAATATTTGATACAGGATTACCGAAAGGCTTTCCAGATTTATTCGGATTTCGCGGAACAGATGGAAAAATGTTTTTTATTGAAGTGAAAAATGAGATAGGGAAGTTACGACAAGAACAGAAAAACTTTCAACAAGCGATGGAAATAACGCCAGCTCTTTGCGGAGTTGCTAGGAGTGCAGAGGAAGCTTTGAAAATAGTGGAGGGATAACAATGTTTACCTATTTTCAAAAATTTATAAACAAATGGAAATTTAATCAAGGGATATACATTGAACCTACGAGTTTCGATGTGATAATCCCGCTAAACAAGGAGGATAAACAAATGGAACTATATCATGTAGAAACGCAAGAGGATTATGATGCGTTGATGGTTGAGTTAGAAAAGGAAGGATATACTTGGTTGCATAACATGGTACCTACAAAATTTAACGCTTGGACTTCTTTCTTAGAAGATACAATAATAAAAAAAACAGAGAACGGAAAACTTAAATATGTCGATAGGAATTATTACTTGTGCAATGAGCCTGACACACCAATTGAAAAATACAAAGCAAAGAAAACCGAAACAACAGACCCTGTTGAAAAATTTCAAACAGCGTGGAAAGGATTAATAAAAAGTCGTTTAATAGAATTTACAGACACTAGCGACAACATAAACAACCCATCACATTACACAGCAGGCGGTATCGAAACGCTAGATTACATCAAAGCAAAAGTATCTGATTACCCGTCGTATGCCGCCGGAAATATACTTAAATACGTTTCCCGCTATGAACATAAAAACGGCATTGAAGATTTAAAAAAAGCGCAGTTTTATTTGAATGATTTGATTGAATGGATGGAGAGTGAATGATGGAGGAATATGTAAATATCAGTTTAGATAAATATGAAAGGTTAAAAATGTTTGAAAATGATAAATACGAAAAAGATGCTAAGGAATTTCTAAAAAAGTTTACTAACTTCACAACGATATTTGGAAATCAAAATGAAGAGTATTACACGGCGCATGTCAACAAGGAAGAACTGAAAAAACTAATTGAACAAAGACTAGGCAAAACGTGTGAGATAGAATTTTATTAGGAGAGTGATTAAATGTCAAAACGATTACGTAAAGCACAATATAAACTTATTGAAGATGAATTAAGATTTTATCATTCTACTAAAAAAGAATTGATGGAAAAGGAAGTTAATGTAACACTGGGCGCTTGGCATAGAGAATACATTGACGAGAACCAAGGTGGTGGCAGTGCAGGGAATATTAGTAATGAAGTGGAAGATCGTGTGATGTTACTGCAAATGGATAAAGAGATAAGTAGATTAAAGAATATTATAAATGCAATTGAGTCTGTGCTTAATAGATTGAATGACGAGGATAAACAATTGATTCAGTTTAGATACTGGGACAGAAGCAAACCAACTTGGGTATGGATTGCCAGTAAGTTGAATATGGACGAGAGTACAGCTAGAAGAAGAAACAAAACAATCATCCTTTCAATAGCTGAAAGATTAGGATATTAAAATATATTGCCCGTTTAACGCCCGTTTTGAACTGTTTTTATGAAGTAAAATGATAGAGTAGAGAAGTGAAGATGATTACAAATAAAATAATATATTAAGTCTGCACTTCACTTCTCATCTATAATCACATGATGATATAGCAGGAGGTTGCTATATTGCCCGGCAGAGGCTTTGTATCTGATCGTTGGTCTTGATGGGAGACGCATCTCATTCCAACCTCACTAGTCCCAACAAGAGACACCTTCTTGTTCAATCTCAATACTCGTGGCGGAATAGGTAGACGCTAATCAGATATAAGAGAGCTATTCGGGGCTGATAAGTAGTTACGATTGAGCGAATAGAGGTGGAAAGTAGGTCGTATGCAGTACACCTACCCATAGCAGTAAAACGAGGCGTTCGTGCCACGCCTATCTTATATTATGCAAGGTGCAAATCCTTGCCGAGTATATATTAAACCACACACACCTCTTGACAATGTGGAACGGGTCCTGTATCTAGTGACGGAAATTCATTCCGGATTCGACTGGATGAAATACAAAGTATTGACGAATACTACCATAGAAGTATTCAGGTCTCATAACTACGGATACATAGAACAATGAAGTCCAGCACATTGCGTGTTGGGCTTTTATATAGGGGTGGATTAATGCTAACACAAGCAGAACGTCATACATTCTATAAGTCAAAGGCATGGGCAAGCATACGTAAAGAAGTATTAAAGCGTGATAACTATGAGTGTCAAGAGTGTAAGAGGCAAGGCAAGGTGTTTACTGATTATCATGACCCAGACAAGCATAAAAGACTCGATGTGGACCATATTAAGGATTTAGAACATCATCCTGAACTTGCGCTTGATATAGACAATCTCACTACTCTATGTGTAAAGTGTCATAACAAAAAACATAATCGCTTTCAATTTAGAAGGAAAATAAATAAATGGGTGAATGATGAACGATGGTGACACCCCCGGGTCAAAGGTTTGGGTTTTAATTTGGCTCTGGGGAACGGTGTGGGGGTCTTCTCCGCAGAAATGTTAAAAAGTCTCATGAAGGAGGGAGGGCTTGAAGTGGAATATAACATAAAGAAGTTAGAAAAAGAATTGTTATCTAAGGTTGATACTACTAGTCAGAAAGAGCTTGAAAAAGTCAATCGCTATATTAATTTAATACGCATATATTATGAGTTAGATAAAAGCATTGAAACAGATGGAGCGGTCGTTGTCACTGAAAACGGTTCACAAAAATTCACGAAAACTAATCCAGCAATACAAGAAAAAAATCGAATTAATACTTCGTTATTATCTATTGAGCGTTCTTTTATATTCAAAGGCGAAAATGATAAACAAGATGGTAGTGACTTGATATGATATCAAATAAACATGTCGATAACTATATACAGTCGTACGAAAGCGGGAAAATACTACTCAATAAAGAACGTGTAGACTTGATAAATCACTTGCAAGAACATGTTCTTAGTAGAGATGATATATATTTTGATGAGACACAGATAGAAAATTATATTGCTTTTAGCGAAAAATGGTATTTCCCTTTAGACAATTGGGAGAAGTTTATTGCACCATTTATTTTTTTATATTTTAAAGAAGACAATGAGCTTTTTTATGAAGAGTTCTTTATAACACTTGGTCGTGGGGGCGGAAAAAACGGCTTTATTAGTACATTATCTAATTATTTTATAAGCCCTTTGCACGGAATCAATAATTATGATGTCTCTGTAGTAGCCAATTCCGAAGATCAAGCGAAAGTTAGTTTTAAAGAAGTATTTAATACAATAGACGGTAATCCAAAATTGGAAGGTAGCTTTGACGCGTGGAAAGCACAGATTATTGGAAAAGGAACCAACAGTGTTTTTAAATTTCAAACGTCAAATGCAAAAACTAAAGATGGTGGTCGTGAAGGCTGTGTTATTTATGATGAAACGCATGAATATGAAGATAGGCAAATAATTGATGTATTCTCTGGAGGGCTTGGCAAAGTCGCGAATCCCAGAGAATTTTTTATTGGTACTAATGGATTTGTGAGAGCGGGATTTTATGACAAGTTGGAAGAACGTAGTAAAGCAATTTTAAGTGGTGAAAATCTTAACGATCGCATGTTTCCTTTTATTTGTAAGCTGGATAATCCAGAGGAAGTCAAGAATGAAGCTATGTGGGAAAAAGCAAATCCTGCTTTTGAAAAGCCTTTAAGCCCACGATCCAAAAGATTGTTAAACAAAGTAAGAAAACAATATGAAGCATTGGAAAACAATCCTAGCGGTAGAGAAGCATTCATGACTAAGCGAATGAATCTTCCAGAAGTAGACTTAGAAAAAGTAGTAGCACCTTGGGAAGACATTCTTGCAACTAATCGGGAAATGCCAGAACTTCGTAATCGGGCTTGTATTGGTGCGTTTGACTATGCGAGTGTCAAAGACTTTGCAGCAGTTGGATTGTTATTCCGTGTGGGCGATGATTATATTTGGAAATCACATTCATTTGCACGCAAAGGCTATCTGGATATTGCAAACCTCAAGCCGCCAATCAGAGAGTGGGAAAAACAGGGACTGCTAACCATTGTAGATGAGCCAACTATTGACCCACGGCATGTGGTCAATTGGTTTGTTGAAATGCGGGAAAATTACGGTATTCAAAAGGTCATTGGGGATAACTTCCGAATGGATCTTATGCGCCCGCTATTCGAGGCGGAAGGATTCGAGCTCGAGATTATCCGGAATCCTCGTGCAGCACATAGTTTACTTGCCCCTCGGATTGAAACTTTATTTGCAAATCATCGTATTGTGTTTGGAGATAACCCTCTCATGCGCTGGTATACAAACAATGTGGCAGTAAAGATCAAACCCGATGGCAATAAAGAATATCTAAAAAAAGACGAACATAGACGTAAGACAGATGGATTTCAAGCGTTTGTCCATGCTCTATGGCGTGCGGATGAAATAGAAGACCTTGATGTAGATGAAGTTTTAAATATGCTTAATGCCATTACGTTTTAGGAGGTGATATATTGGGATTTCTTTCGGAGATATTTAAACGGAACAAAGAAATTGAGTGGATGTGGGATTTAGAGTTTTTAGAAGATAAAACAACAAAGGTTTATTTGAAGAAAATGGCTTTAAATACGTGTGTAAAACATATAGCACGAACGATCGCCAAATCTGATTTTAGATTGAAAAGTGGAGAAAGCAGTGTACGAGACGGATTGTATTATAAATTAAATGTTCGTCCAAATACAGATATGAGTTCGAGTTCTTTCTGGGAAAAAGTGATCTATAAATTAATCTATGATAACGAGTGCTTAATCGTCCTTTCAGATACGGACGATTTTTTAATTGCTGACAGTTATGTGAGAAAAGAGTTCGCGCTTTATCCGGATGTTTTTGAAGGGGTTACGGTGAAAGATTATCGGTACAATCGTAATTTCAGTATGGATGATGTGATTTTTCTAGAATATGGAAACGAGCGACTAGCTGCATTTACGGATGGCATGTTTGAGGATTACGGTGAGTTATTTGGTCGCATGATTCGAGCACAAATGCGTAACTTCCAAATCCGCGGGGCTGTTAACTTCAAAATGGCAGGCATTGCGGACGATGAAAAACAAAAAAAATTACAGACTTACATCGACAAACTGTATGCTGCATTTAATAACAATGAAATTGCCATTGTTCCTCAATTGGAAGGCTTCAACTATGAGGAATTTGGAACGTCTAGTGTGAATAGCGGCCAGAATTTCGATGAGATCAAGAAACTTCGAAAAGAAATGATTGACTATGTGGCAAGTATTCTTGGTATTCCCTCGGCTCTACTGCATGGGGATATGGCAGATTTAAGTAATAACATGAAAGCTTATATGGAGTATTGTATTGATCCTCTCACTAAAAAATTGGAAGACGAATTGAACGCTAAATTATTTACCCCTAGCAAATTTTTAGCAGGAGAACATATTAAAATCATCCACAAAAAAGACATTATAGAAAATGCTGAAGCTGTTGATAAATTAGTTGCCTCTGGTTCGTTCAATCGTAATGAAGTTCGAGAATTATTGGGCGCTGAACGAGTAGATAATCCGGAATTAGATAAATATTTAATTACTAAAAACTATCAGTCAGCAGATGAAGGAGGTGAGGATGGATGAAAAGAATTGATGTAAAAGGAGTTGTCGTTTCAAATGATGACAAATGGATTTATGATTTTTTCGAAATGGACAGCGTATCACCTAATGATATTAGCGAAGCATTGAAAGATACCTTTGAACCTGCTGAAGTTGTCATTAACAGTGGGGGCGGTGATGTATACGCTGGCAGCGAAATCTACAGCACTCTCAAAGAATATGCAGGAGATGTGACTGTTAAAATTGTTGGTCTAGCAGCTAGTGCAGCTTCGGTAATTGCAATGGCTGGCAATACAGTTAAGATTGCGCCAACCGCTCAGCTTATGATTCATAACGTTTCTTCAGTGGTGAGCGGTGATTTTCGTGATTTTCAACATGAGTCTGATGTGCTAGAAAACTATAATAAATCAATTGCTAGTGCTTATATGTTGAAAAGCGGTAAGGCAGAATCAGAAGTATTAGAATTTATGAATGCTGAAACATGGTTTACAGCAGAACAGGCGAAAGAGCATGGTTTCGTTGATGAAATTATGTTTGCAGAAAAAGCGCCAAAATTAACCGCGAGTATAACATCTACCATGTTACCTGAAAGTGTAATCAATAAAATTCGGAATTCGAAACCAGTCGGAACAGGTTGGCACGAAGCGAAAGGATTATTGACTAAAGACGATGTTCATAACATGATTAATGAGGCATTGGAACAAAAAAATATTAAAGAAGAGAAACCGCAAAAGGAAAATAAAAATCCTTTCAAACGGTTTCTTTTTTAATACCCAAAAATAGGAGGAAATAAATTATGACTATCAAATTAAAAAACAACCTCGCGAATTACGAGGAAAAACGGACAGCTTTTGTTAATGCTGTTAAAAACGAAGACACGCAAGAAATTCAAAATAAAGCATATGTGGAAATGGTAGACGCGATGGCAGCTGATATCATGGAACAAGCTAAGAAAGAAGCACGTCAAGAAGCGGACGCATATATTTCAGCTAGCCGAACAGACAAAAATATCACGAATGAAGAAATTAAATTCTTCAATGATATTAATAAAGAGGTTGGATATAAAGAAGAAACATTGCTACCACAAACAGTTGTTGATGAAATCTTTGAAGATTTAACAACTGAACATCCTTTCCTTGCATCCATCGGGATGCGCACTACTGGTTTACGTACTAAGTTCTTAAAATCTGAAACTAGTGGTCTTGCCGTGTGGGGTAATATTTTTGGTGAAATTAAAGGACAGCTAGATGCGACATTCAGTGAAGAAGAGTCTATTCAAAACAAGCTAACGGCATTTGTTGTTGTGCCTAAAGACCTTGAAAAATTTGGTCCTGCATGGGTAAAACGCTTTGTTGTTACGCAAATTGAAGAAGCTTTTGCAGTTGCGTTAGAAAGTGCGTTTATCATTGGTACTGGTAAATCTCAACCGATTGGTTTAAATCGAAAAGTAGCTAAAGGGACATCAGTAACTGATGGTGTATATCCAGAAAAAGTTGCTTCTGGAACACTGACATTTGCTAGTTCTAAAGTGACAGTTAATGAATTAACAGATGTATATAAATATCATTCTGTAAAAGAAAATGGTAATCCACTAAATGTCGCTGGTGAAGTTACTTTACTAGTCAATCCTACAGATGCTTGGGACGTTAAAAAGCAATACACGAGCTTAAATGCAACCGGAGTGTATGTAACTGCGCTGCCTTACAATCTAAATATCATTGAATCATTATTCGTTCCAGAAAAGAAAGCTATTTCTTACGTTTCAAAACGTTATGATGCCCTTGTTGGTGGTCCATTAGATATTTCTACTTTTGACCAAACGCTTGCATTTGAAGACCTTAACTTGTATGCTGCAAAACAATTTGCGTACGGTAAAGCGAAAGACGATAAAGCTTCTGCTGTATGGACATTAAATATCAAGCCAGCGGAACAAACTCCGGAAGGGTGATTGTAAATGGCTAAATTTGAAGTATTAATGAAATTTAAAGACAAAGAGACCAAAGAAGTATATGAAAAAGGAACAGAAATTGAATTGACTGTAAAACGTGCAGATGAAGTCTCTGATAATTTGGGAACTTCTTTTTTAAAGCGATTGGATGAACCAAAAAAAGATAAAAAAAAGTAGGTGCTGTGCATGGAAGTATCAGATGACCTTCTTAAAAAATTTAAAGAGCGTATGCATATTTCTCACAATAGCGAAGATAGCAATTTAAAAGAGTTGCTATCTTTTTCTATTGCTGATTTACAAGAAAAATGCGGGCTGTTTAATGTAGATGAACATGTTAGGGCAAGAGAATTGGTCATTGATCGCACTAGATACGCGTATAATGATTCGATAGAATTCTTCAATGAAAACTTTCAATCACAAATAACTAGCTTAGGCTTCTCTCTCTACGTAGCTGAAAGTGGTGAATCTGATGAAGTTTCAGTTTAAACCTCAAAAAGTTCAGAGTGGCGATTTACGTACTCCGGTTGTTTTTTTTGAATATCAGCCGGCAAGTGGTCCTGAACCAGGTGAAATAGAAAAGATTACCCTTTTTGAATGTTTTGCAGAAGTTTATAAACCATCCATGAAGGACTTAGAAATCTTGCATGGGACGGGAACAAAAGAAGCGGTGACAATTAATATTCGAGATACTAAAGGTGAGTACACAGTTAGTAACAAACATTATGTAGAAATATTAGATTATCGCTATTTAGGCAAAAGATTTAATGTGATTAACGTTAGCCCAGACTTGCAAAGTAATAGCTTTGTAAATGTGCTTCTGGGGGTTCAAACATGAGTGTAGAGGTTAGTGGAGTAAAAGAGTTGGAAAGGCAGTTAGTCAGTTTATTTGGACGAGAAAACTTGCCGCAATTAGTAGACCCTGCTTTAATTGCAGGCGCTACTCTTGTAGCAAAAACACTTAAAAGTGAATTTGTTCAATTTAAAGATACAGGCGCATCTATTGATGAAATCAATATAGAAAAACCCGTGTATGACAAAGGGGTTAGAAGCATAAAAATTGATTGGAAGGGACCTAAAGACAGGTATAAAATAATTCATCTCAACGAATATGGTTATACAAGGAATGGTAAAAAAATCACACCAGCAGGAACAGGTAGTGTTGCCAGGTCACTAAGAATATCTGAAAGAGCTTATAGGGCAATTGTACAGAAGAAAATAGGTGATAAACTATGATTGATATTTTGAATGTCATATATACAACATTAAGTAAAAACGATATCATTCACACTACTTGCGAAGAGAGAATTAAATATTATGATTTTCCAGGCACAGGTGATTCTACAAAAACCTTCTTGTTAATAATACCTTTAGATGTTCCAATACCAACTAATTTTTCCAGTAATGAATCCACGTGGGAAGATTTTTTAGTACAAATTGATGTGCAATCTAACGACAGATTAATAGTAAAAAAAATACAAGACGAAGTTAGAAAAGAAATGAAACAAATAGGATTTGGACAACTCGCTGGTGGCTTAGATGAATATTTCCCAGAAACAGGGCGATTTGTAGATGCACGAAAATACAGTGGATTGCCCTACAAACTATATCAATAAAAAAATAATAGGAGTGAAATAAATGATTACAACAATCGGGTTTGAAAAAGCAACTTTTGGAATTTATGATGAAAAAGACGAAAAAGTAACAAAAAAAGTAGAAGTAAACGGTAAGAATAAAAAAGGTGGTACGGTTGAAGCTGATATTTCTGGTCTTGATGCCGAAGCTATTAAAGTTTTCGCTTCGAATGGTCCATACTACATTTCCAAAAAAGGTTCTGGTGATGTTAAGCAAACAATCGGTATCATGGAACTTCCGTTTGAATTAGGACAAGATCTATTGGGTCGTCAAAAGAATGCAGATGGTATTGTAACGGTAGGAAAAAACACTGCTCCACCATACGCTTCATGCGTGATGGAAAGTGAAACCTTGCGAGGGGAACCGGTATTCTTTGCTTTACTAAAAGGAAAGTATGGACAAGATGATGTTAAATTAAACACGTCTGAAGACAAACCAAAGGAACCCGAAGCAACTAGTCTCACTGGTGAATTTGTTTATAATGATGCTGGGGACGTTTTCGCGATGGCTGTGGGCGAAGAATTCCGAGATAAAATTTACAACATGGCTTTTCCTGGTTTTGTTGAAACACCAGTAGTACCAGAAGGATAAAATATTTTAAGAGTAGGTGAAATCCTACTCTTTTTTTGTTGACCAAAATCATAAAAAAGGTGGAGAAAATAGTGATTAAACTAGAAATATTTAATAAAAAAGAAAAAAAGAAAGAGCTATATGAGAGAGAAGATACATCTGTAATTGAATTAGAAGAATATTGGAAACTACAAGAAAAAATTAGAGAATACATCAATACTTCTGACGATCCAAAGAAAACGACAATTTTGGAAATGCAGTTAAAATTTATTGTGAAATTATTTGATGATGAAAACATTACAATAGATTTTCTTAAAAAAAATATTCCTTCGAAGAAATTAAACGATACATTGGTGTCTGTCTTTCGGGAGATTTCACCAGATGAATACGAGGATGAAGATGGTGGAGATGAGGAAGCAAAGTAATAACGCTTACCGAGTTTTTGTCCGATCTCGATGCAATTAGGCGTTACTGCATGAAAGAGTACGGCTGGACAATTCGAGAAACAGACGATCAAGAATATAAAAAGTTATGTCGTCTGATAATCGAAAAAGAAGAAGCAAAATCAGAAAACAACAAAGTTTCACTTGTTGACTTTGTATCACAATACCAAGATGTCAATTAGGAAGGAGGTAAATAATGAATGAACTTCAAGGATTGACAATTAATCTAGACTTAGATGCTGCCAAAGTAGATGAGGGAATGAAGGGGTTGAAGCGGACCCTTGGTTCTGTGAATAGCGAAATGAAAGCGAACTTGTCAGCTTTTGGAAAGGGAGAAAAAACTTTATCTCGATATGAAACAGAGCTAGATGGTCTTAATAAAAAGTTATCTGTTCAAAGCAAAATGGTTTCTCAAACTAAAAACGATTTTAAAGATTTAGAAAAACGAAATGCTTCTTTAAATGGAGAGTTGAAAGAGTCTAATAAAACGTTAACTGAGTCAAAAAAACGTTTTGAACAGCTCTCTAAATCTGGTAATGCAACTGAAAAAGAATTAAAAGAAGCAGAAAAAGAAGTCAATTCAAATCAAAAAGCATACAACAAACTTAACAAAGAATTACAACAAATGCCAAAAGCTTTAGCAGCAGGGAAAAAAGCAGTAAATAATGAAGTTGCAAATTACAATAATTTGCAAAGGAAGATTGATACTACCACAGAATCTTATAAGAAATTCAAGAGAGAGCAAGCTGTTAAAAGCTCACCGTGGGGAGCAGTGACTCAAGATTTAGACAAGTATCAAAAAAAGTTAAATGAGACAGGAGATAAACTTGTCGCTTTCGGTAAAAAAGGCAGTTTGTACATGGCTCCAGTTGCGCTTGGTTTAGGTTTCGCAACAAAAAAAGCGGCAGACTTTGAGCAACAAATGTCGAACACTTTATCTGTCATGTCTCCTGGTGAGGTAAATGAATATAAAGATGCTTTAAGAGAACTTGCTATTCAACAAGGTGCGGATACGAAATACTCCGCATTAGAAGCCGCACAGGCACAAGAAGAACTTTTAAAGGCAGGTCTTTCAGTTAAAGATGTTATAAATGGCGGATTGTCTGGAGCGCTTTCATTAGCAACAGCTGGCGAGTTAGATTTAGCGTCAGCGGCAGAAATTGCAGCTACAGTTTTAAATGCGTTCAAGGATGATAATTTGAGCGTGGCGGATGCGGCAAACATTCTAGCTGGTGCAGCAAATGCTTCTGCCACAGGTGTAGAAGAAATGAAGATGTCTTTACAACAAGTTTCTGCTGTTGCCAGTGGCGTTGGTCTCTCATTTGACGATACATCAACAATGTTAGCAGTATTTGCGCAGAATGGTTTAAAAGGTTCTGATGCAGGTACCTCTCTAAAAACGATGCTACAAAGGTTGCATCCTACAACAAAAGCGGCATGGCAACAATTTGATGCTCTTGGGTTAAGCATTGTGGACAATGAAACTGCTATGAAAGTATTGCAAGAAAATGGTGTTAAACCACTCTCGAATGATACAGATAAATTAATGGGACAAATTCAAGATTTAGCTAAAAGTTTAGCAGGTCCAAAAGCAAGCGCTTCTAAAGTTAACAAGGAATTTGAAGAATTGACCGTTTCCACTGGCGCAGTCCACTCCGCGTTTTATGATACAAACGGGGAATTAAAATCAGCAGAAGAAATATCTGGTCTATTGCAAAGCAGTCTAAAAGATTTGAACTCCGAACAGCGTAGTGCAGCGCTAGGTGCTATGTTTGGCTCCGATGCAGTTCGTGCTGGGAATATTGCTTATCGTGAAGGCGCGGATGGAATAAAGAAAATGCGCACTGAAATGGGAAAAGTAACTGCTGATGACGTAGCTAAAATGAAAATGGATAATCTGAAAGGTACTATTGAAGAAATTTCTGGTGCAATTGAGACCTTTGCTATCAGCATTGGAACATCATTGACTCCGGTATTACGTGGTCTAGGAAAGTACATTCAAAAAGCAGCTGATTGGTTCAATGGATTGAATGATAGTACTAAAACGGTTATCTCTACAGCAGGTGTAGTTGCGGTAGCGATTCCAGTTGCTGGACTAGCATTTGGATTTATTGCAAAAGGGGCAGCGGCTGCTATCTCACCTGTAAAGAAATTAACAGCAGCGTTAGCAGAAAACTCTGTTGCTGCTGGAACTAATGCAGCGACTACGCAACTTGCTGGAAACGCTTTGCCGGTAGCTGGAGGGAAAGGTAAAGGTTTCTTAGGTAAAGCTGGCTCGTTTTTTAAAGGAAGCAAAGGAACAAAAGCGCTATCTACGGCTGATATGGCTGGTGATATTGCGAGTTATAGCAAATTCGGAAAAATTGGGGCTGGTTTGAAAGGATTAGGCAAGGTATTACCCGGCATTGGGATAGCCTTATCCGCTAGTCAATTGATTGGTATTAATAAAAAAAATGCAGGGGATAAAGCTGGTAGTGCTGCCGGAAGTTTAGCAGGAGGCGCAGCTGGCGCGGCAATCGGAACAGCAATTGCCCCTGGAATCGGAACCGCGATAGGTGCGGCAGTTGGAGGTATTGCTGGTACTAAATTTGGTCAGGCATTCGGTAAGAAAGTTCAAAAAGAATTTCCAGAATATCAACAGAAATTTGTAGATATGTGGGATGGATTGTCAGATTCTGCTAAAAAACATCCTATACTATTAGCACCTGTTAATCAAATCAATGATCAAATAAAAATAGCTAAGGTTGGGTATGCGGAAATTAAAAAGGCATTTTCCAATCCTTTAAAAACAGATGTATCTGGAAAAGGTATTAGCAAAGATACAGCAAAAAATGTAAATTCTTATAAAACTATGTCTCAAAACGCAATCTCTGAATTAAAGTATTTGGAAATGTCCGGGGATGTAATCACTAAATCAGCATCTGCTAAAATCAGCAAAAACTACAATGGTATGGTTGCACTTGTAGAAAAGTCATTTGAGAAGACTAAGAATAGCACAGATAAGAATTTAGATACATTGTCTAAAAATAGCATGTTATCTGAGGCTGATGTTAAAGCCGTTAAAGAGAAACAAGCAAAGATTCAAAAGCTATCGTTAGACGAAGTGAAGAAAAACAATGAACAAATTCAGAAATTGAATAAAGACATGGCAGCCAAAAATGCAGATATTACTAAAAAGGAAAAAGCAGATATAAAAGCTATTAACGCCAAAGCGGCAAAAGAAGGCAGAGTGTTGACAGCATCTGAAGAACAGCAAGTTACAAGTATTAAACGTAATGCGGCAAATCAACGAAAAGCTAGCAATCAAACTTATAGTAATCAAATACAAACAATTGCTAAAAAACAAGAAACAGCAGTGGTTAGTACGTTATCCAAATCAGCAAAAGAACAAAAATTAATTCTAGGCAAGTTAAAGGACAGTAGCGGTAAATTGAGCGCAGAACAAGCTTCTAAAGTTGTAAAGGAATCAAAACGTTCTAGAGACGGCGCTGTAAAAGAAGCAAATAAAAAATACAAAGAAGTTGTTGCTGCTGCTGACAAAGAATATTATGTGAATGGGACTATTACGAAAAAGCAACATGATGATATTGTAAAAAAAGCAAAAAGCCAAAAAAACAAATCAGTAAGTGAAGCAAAAAAAATGCATAATGGCGTTGTTGATCAAGCAAAAAAACAAGCCTCTGGTCACCTGAAACAAGTAGATTGGGAAACTGGAGAGTCTTTGTCCAAATGGGATAACTTCAAAGCAGGTTTAGCTAAAGTAATTAACTCTGTCACAGGTGGAATAAATAAAGTATTAAAATTCTTTAGTTTACCTACCATACCAGAATGGAAACCAGCAGGTTACAACAATAACACTAAAACTTCAAAATCATCTAGCAAAAAAAGAACGTCGTATGGTAGTCAGCTAGCAATGGATTACACAGGTTCTAATAATGCATCCGGACAAATTATGGCTGGCGAAGAAGGATTTGAGATTGCATATAATAAACGCAAAGCACAAGCACAAATTTTAGGTGCAAATGGTGCAGAAATAACGCATGTTGCGCCAGGTACTAAAATTTTGAATCATGCAGATTCAAAAAAAGTCATGCAAGGTGGACTTGGTAAAGCATTACCTGGATTTGCAAGTGGCAATTCAACGATCAATGATTTCTTAAGTGACGCATGGGATGGAACAAAAGCTGTAGCTGGGAAAGTAGTTGATTTTTCTAAAAAAGCCTTCGACTGGGCAGCACATCCTATCAAAAATTTAAATAAACTTTTTGGTGGTTTATCTGTAGGCGTGAAAATGGGGAACGATGGAAATTTAGGTTCCGATGTGCTGAACTATTTGAAAAACAGTATCGGTTCACCTCTTGAAAAAATGCTGTCTGGATTTAAAGAAACGGCACCAGTAGCAGGTCCAGCTGGAAAAGGAGCTTCTGCTTGGTCTAGTGTAATTAAAAAGGCTGCTCTTGCAATGAAAGTTGATTTATCCGGAGGAGAATTAAAAGGTATCATTGCACAAATTCATCGTGAATCTGGCGGGAATGAAAAGATTACTCAGTCATCTGCTGTTGTGGATGTTAATACACTATCAGGTAATCCAGCTAAAGGATTGCTTCAATATATCCCACAAACATTCAATGCGTATAGAATGAAAGGGCATAACAATATATTTTCTGGTTATGACCAGTTACTAGCTTTCTTCAACAACTCATCGTGGAGAAACGATTTACCTTATGGTAAACGAGGTTGGGGACCACGAGGGCATCGTCGATTTGCTAATGGTGGTTTTGTAAACAAAAATGAAATGATAGAAGTTGCTGAGAACAATAAGCCGGAAGTAGTCATACCGCTTACTCGGAAAAATCGAGCAGTTCAATTAATCAAAAAAACAAAAGAAATCATTGGAATAAACGATGGAGGAAGTGTTGTTGTCAATAGTCCTGACAACTCTGAAATGGTATTACTGCTTCAACAACAGAACCAGATTTTAATGCAACTACTTCAAAAAAATAGCGATGTGTATCTGGATGTCGATAAAGTTGGGAAGTTGGTAGAAGCTGTAATTACAAAAACGCAGAACAATCGTATAAGTCGTAAAGACCGAGTACAGGGGGTTAGAACAACGTGGCAAAAATAGGATTTACGTATGCCGGAATTCATAGTAACGACATTCCAGCAGTTGTTAATAGTATTAAAAGAAATGCAATCAATATCTCTGAGAATATGCAAGAAGTACCTGCCAAAATTGGTGGGTACTTTTTTGGGAATTCCGTCGGTACTAGAAGCTTTGACATTAATATTACGCTTATGGGGAAATCGGAAACCGAACGAGTAGAAATAGCACACGATCTTAATAACTTAATCATCCAAACTAATAGTTTTGAAAGCGAAATAATCTTTGATGATGAACCAGAATGGATTTATTACGGTCATTTTGCCCAAATGGCAGAGTTAACAGAATTACAGACAGATAATTATACAACAACCATTACATTTATATGTAGTGATCCACGTGGGTATGGAGAACAACAAGAAATTAGTTTACCAGAAAGCCCGGCTATAATCGAGGTGGCGGGTTCACAATTAACAAGTCCAATTATTCATGCGATAGCGACTGAAGATTTAACTAGTCTATCATTTGCAACAGATGATGATTATATATTTTTAGGGGCTGATATTGACCCCGATACAGGACAAACAGCTGTGAAAATGTATGAGAACGTGTTGTCCGATAGAGCAAATGACATGACGTTGTGGGATGGCATTGGGCAAAGTAATATTACTTGGGAATTAGAAAATGGTAAGCCTGCGAAAACAAGTTCTTTTAAACAGACTATCAATACTATTCGTGTAAATTCCTATGGTGAAAAAACAGAAACCGCGCCATACAAATCGTGGAGAGGTCCTGTAATGAAACGAATGTTGACGTCAGAATTAGACAATTGGAAAGTCACCGCTCGATTAGCAAATATTACTCAAAAATACCCGCGCGCTAGAACAAAAATAGAATTGTATTTGTTAGACAAAGATAGCAAACGGATGGGTAAATTTATGATTAAAGATGCCCAAAACGGGCGAGCTATGAATTTGGGATTAGAAATTGGGAGGACAACGAAAGACAGGTATCTTTTTGCTGCAACTGAGGGAAAAGTAGTTAAGAAAAAGAATACGAAAGTGGTTTATTCAAAAAAAGTACAACAAACAGTTAAGTATACAGAAAAAGGCAAAACAAAAACTAAGCAAGTTTGGAAAACAATAAATACGACGTATGAGGTTGGAAATAACTATAATGAATTTTCAGATGCTTACTTTAATCTTTCTATTGAAAAGCGTGGACAGTTGTTTATTGCGGAAATAGTTAAATTGAATGATAAAGGTAGTCAAGCTTGGAAACGAACCTATAAATGGAAAGACTCAAATAATAAATTTCCAACTAAATTAGCGGGCATCGGCATTTATATGGCAAAAATGGATATCACAGAAGACTTCAATAATCAGACATATAAAGATAACGATGTTGTTTTTTGCGACTTAGTTGTACAAAAAGTTAATCCAGAGGCAGATGTGAAAAATAATCCGGAGGTCATAATTCATGCAGGGGATGAGATAATGATTGACTGCGAAGCTGGAGTTATTATGAAAAATGGTTCAGTGTTCATGGAAAATCTAGCGATTGGGAGTTCTTTTCCTTCGTTTTTTGGTGGCTATCAAACTCCGGTGGCTTTCAGCGAAGGAGCGGACTGGTCTATTGAATATAGACCAACGACTTATTGAGGAAGGAGGGGAAATATGTTAACTGTATTGAACAGACAAAGAATTACTGTAGGCGTGTTATCAAATGACATGCCTTTTTCGTGTCCTTTTTGGGATGATGAGAGAAATGAGAAACTTGAAAACTTTGATGACACATACACCGTTACCATCCCCGCAGAACATGAAATGGCTGAACATATTCACGAAGGTAATTATATTTTGTTTGAAGACGAACAAGCTAAGTTACGATTATTTCGTATTTATGAAGCTGAGAACGGGTTAAATATGCAAGGACGATACATTAAAGCCACAGCAGAAAATGCATTTATTTATGATTTAAATGCAACAATTATATCTAATAAAGTGCTAACTGATATAAGAGCAGACATGGCACTTGAATACATTTTACAACAGACAGGCTGGTCAATTGGTAAAAGAGAATTTGTTGGGCAAATACGTACTATTGAATTTGCAGACAATATAACTGCGCAAGCTGGATTACAACAAGTTATTTCAGAGTATAAAGCAGAAATTGATGCTTACGTGGAGAGCTTTGGCGGTCAAATCATTAATTATAAATTTGATTTAGTTGACGAACGAGGCAACAATACTGCGAAACGATTTGAGTACGCAAGAGACATTCAAGGTCTTAAACGAATTACAACTGATAAAACGATGTACACTGCTCTCATTCCGATTGGGAAAGATGGGCTGACAATTAAATCAGTAAACGATGGTTTAAATTACATTTATGATGATGAAGCGAACTGGTTGTATAACGATGGCAGAGAATATTTAAAAGGGGTCATAACAAAAGATACAATAACAAATGCGCAAGCTTTAAAAGATTGGGCGCAACTGGAGCTTGAAAAAGTTAATCATCCTTTATCCACGTATGAGGTAGACGTGATATTACTAGCAGAAATGTTAGGGTATGAGCCACACCAAGTCACACTTGGAGACACAGTGAGAGTAGTCGATTTGGATATGGATATAACTTTATCTGCAAGAATCATAGAAAAGACAACTTCTTTCAGTGATCCGTCTAAAAACAAGGTTGTACTTGGTGATTATATCGAATTGGAAAACGTCACACCGCTGGCTATTTGGGAACTTCAAGCGCAAATTGAAGAAGCTAAAAAACAAATAGAAGAAACGAAGACGTGGAAAGTAGAATTATTTAGCACTAGTGGTTCTACTTTTAAAAATAATGTCGGCACTACACAACTTATTGCAAGAGTTTATGATGGAAAAACAAACATAACGAATAGTATTGAGCGTGGTGATTTTATTTGGGAGAAGATAAACAATGACGGTACACACGACTTAGTCTGGGAAGACGCACAGATAGGCGTAGGTAATGTTGTTAATATCTCTGGAGAAGACGTTTTTATCAATGCAACTATTAGATGCTCGGTTAATCAAGGAAGTGAAGCTAGTATTCTTATGATTAATGAAGGGCAAGGTTACCTGTTTGCAGAACTGCCACGTGAATTTCCCGCGGGGGTAGAAGTGAATTTATCGGTTATGCAATGTGCGCAAATAGATGTGCAAAATGGCTATATTTACTGGTCACAAGAATATTACGGAAGTAAAAAAAGTAAAGTCGGTGGGCAACAATCTTATAACATTTATAGAACTACACTCGATGGTACTTTTGTCGATATGATGTGGGTTCTCGGTGGAGGACATGGAACAATGTTTGGTGTGGACACTTCGTCCGGTGAAGCACATATCTGGTCTTATTATGTAACACCATTGCCACAGGCAGAGAAGGCGATAGCAATGTTTAAATATGTCCCTTTCAAAGAACAGTTTTATGACGACTCAATGGCATTTAAACTTGAAGCACCTGACGGATTCCGCGTGACATACGACCAAACAAGCGAATACGTAGTTATGAGTCCAGGCGTTTCAAATTTAACAATTAATGTTTGTAAAAAGTCTGATTTATTTGCCGGGAGAATAGCCCCTCTGTATACATTTCGGACAAAAGATTGCGGATTTACAACTACTTTATATACATTGCAAGGAATGCATGTAATGTTTCCATATGCGTATTTGTCAGCAGGAGGAAACTTTACAGGAGCTGATAAAAACCAACTTTGGTGCTGGGATATGGTAAGCAATAGTTTAGTTTATCATCATGTTTTTCAACAAAAATACTATCCTGTACAAGGCTCAACTAATGAGTGCGAAGGGGCTTATCCATTTCTTGATGCAAATGGAAAGAGAATGATGCAATTGAACCTAGGGCAAGGTGATGGAGGTAAAAGATACAACCGAATTTATGTTATGCCCGAAGAAAGGATGATGGATGATGACAATTAGAGCAGCAGCGGAAATAACATTAACAGATATTAACGATGCAATAGTAGCTGGTGAAGCACCGTTAAACCCGACCACCGATTTACTGTGGATGGATAGTAGTGTGACACCAAATGTTTTGAGAAGGTGGGATGGAGAAAAATGGGTGAGTCAAACATTAGATATTAAGGAAGCAGATCCAGAAATTAACGAAAAAATAGAAGAGGCGATTACCGTTGCGAACAATGCATTGATTGAATCAGTTAGTAATCATAAACCGGTTTTTGATAAAACTCAGCCAAGCGATCCAGTCGAAGGTGACACATGGTTTAAAATAGACGAAAACACTAAAACAATTGTTGGTGTTTTTACTTGGAACGGGAATAGTTGGGTAGAATTACCTTTGGATTACAACGCATTGCGTGTGGGTAAACTTTCAGCTATCACTGCCGAGCTTGGTGATGTGAAGAGTGGTAGCATTACTGGTGCGGAATTTATTCATAACATAAATTACAAAGATAGCGACGATAATCTTTACACTGGAACTGTCAAAATGAATGATGACGGGTTCAATTCAACTTCATATTTGCCTACGGGTATAGGGTCGGCAGTATTAGAAAGCATCATCAGTACATTAGGCGGATACAAAGTTGCGCAGAAACTAATCGATGTTGCCGGGGAAAGTAGCCTAGGAAATTCTATTTTAACTAGTAAATCTCTGCAGTTTAATGAGAATGGAAATATTAAGCTTTCAATTGATGCAGATTCGTTTTATTCAACACCGTGGCAGAACCTAATATTGAATTCCGGATATTCAACAGCGGAAAGTAACACACCTCAATACAGAGTCGTATGTGTTTTTGGAATCAGATTTGCTATCTTCCGCGGCCAAGTGCAAAAATCAACCGCATGGACCTCTACAAATAATGCTTTCGCTTCTGTTCCTTTTGAGGTCCAAACAACGAAAATCGCGATGGCTTACGCACCAACAAACAAAGCGAGTGGTGGGCGTGTTCATGCTTCATCAAGTAACGCGATGGGATTTATACCAGCGGAAACGAGCATTACTTATTTTGCGTTAAATCAATTATTTTATGTTTTAGATTAAAGCCGAGCAAGGCTTATTTTTTATGGGGGATGATGAAAATGTATGATGGGCTAACAAAAGTTTTTGATTATGCTTTAGCGAAAGAAATGTTCTTCGCGGCGCTCTTTGTAGCGCTTTTTATAATCTTACTAATTATCACAAAAAGAATTTGGGATGATTCAAAAATTGTAAGAATAGAAATGAAAGAAGAACGCGAAAAAGTGGAGGAAGAACGAGAGAAGCGTAATAAGGAATCGAAAGAAGAGAGAGATAAATTTATAAGTACGATGAACGAACAACAGCGATTGATGGATAGGCAAAATGACATGATGAAACAGCAACAACAATCAATTGACAGCTTGTCTAAATCAGTCGGAAAGTTAGCTCACAAAGTAGATTTGTTGGAACACAAAATAACGAAGTAAAGGATGATAGAAATGGAGTTTGGAAAAGAGTTACTAGTTTACATGACATTTTTAGTAGTTGTAACACCTGTGTTTGTTCAGGCGATTAAGAAGACGGAGTTAGTCCCGTCTAAGTGGCTTCCGACTGTTAGCATACTTATTGGTGCTATTCTGGGCGCATTAGCAACGTTTTTGGACGGCTCTGGATCGCTTGCAACGATGATTTGGGCAGGCGCATTAGCAGGAGCTGGCGGTACTGGATTATTTGAACAATTTACTAATCGAAGCAAAAAATATGGAGAGGATGATAAATAATGACAAGTTATTATTATAGTAGAAGTTTGGCAAATGTAAATAAGTTAGCAGACAATACGAAAGCGGCAGCTAGAAAATTGCTAGATTGGTCTGAAAGCAACGGGATTGAAGTGTTAATCTACGAAACAATTAGAACGAAAGAACAACAAGCCGCAAATGTTGCTAGCGGAGCGTCTCAAACAATGCGCTCTTATCATTTAGTTGGACAAGCGCTGGACTTCGTCATGGCGAAAGGTAAAACTGTTGATTGGGGTGCTTATCGTTCAGACAAAGGCAAAAAATTCGTGGCAAAAGCGAAGTCCCTTGGATTTGAATGGGGTGGTGATTGGTCTGGATTTGTAGACAATCCGCACCTTCAATTTAATTATAAAGGTTATGGAACTGATACTTTTGGAAAAGGAGCTAGTACTAGTAATTCTTCTAAACCAAGCGCAAACACAAACACGAACAGTCTGGGATTAGTTGATTACATGAATATGAATAAACTAGATTCTAGCTTTGCGAATCGTAAAAAACTAGCGACAAGTTACGGAATTAAAAATTACAGCGGAACAGCTTCGCAAAATACAACTTTATTAGCTAAATTGAAAGCAGGAAAACCACACACACCTGCTAGTAATAACACTTACTACACCGAAAACCCCGGAAAAATCAAAACGCTTGTTCAGTGTGATCTATATGACTCTGTAGACTTCACTGAAAAAAATAAAACAGGCGGGACATATCCTCCGGGGACTATTTTCACTATCGCCGGAATGGCGAAAACAAAGGGAGGTACACCAAGATTAAAAACAAAAAGCGGTTATTTTCTAACTGCAAACAAGAAGTTTGTTAAGAAAATCTAGTTTGATGCCCTCGCTTTTGCGGGGGTGTTTTTGTAATGTGTTTATTGTACTCAATCATTCGCTATGATATTATTATAGTAAAAAAGCGGAGAAGGTACTTAAATGAATAGCACATATGATATGTTAGTAAAGAAAAGTATTGAAGCATTTTTGTTAGGCTTGGAAATATATAACAAACCTACAATAAGATATAGGGTAGAAGGTTTTAGTTTTTTTATTTGCAACTCATGGGAGCTTATGTTAAAAGCTAAATTAATAAACGATAAAGGTGAAAATAGTATATACTTCAAGGATAACCCGTCTAGAACTGTTTCTTTAGAATATAGCATTAAGGAGATATTTACAAATAAACATGATCCATTACGTTTGAATCTAGAAAAAATAGTTGAGTTAAGGAACGTGAGTACTCATTTTATTACTGAAGATTATGAAGTAATATATGCACCTTTATTTCAATCATGTGTTTTTAATTACATAGAGAAAATGAGTATGTTTCATAATATTGATGTAACAGAGTATATTACTCAAAGTTTTTTATCTCTAGTAATAAAAGAAGATGACTTAGACCCAGCTATTATAAGGTCTAAATATTCAAAAGAAACAGCTGATAAAATCTTAACAACGAAAAAAGCGATAGAGAAAATAGAGCTAGAGAATAATCCAGCTTTTTCCATAGACATTCAACATAATTTTTATATAACCAAGAAAATTAACGATGCAGATAGCACAGTGAGAATAGCAAAAGATGGAGAAATTCCTGTTAAAATAATAAAGGAACAAAAAGACCCTAATAAAACACATCCTTATACACAAAAAAATTGTGTAAAAGAGATAAATAAAATATTGAGCAGAGAAAAAATTGACTTTGAACATTTTTCAGTATTTACTAAGGAAATTAGAAGTAACTTTAATACTGCTGATTTTCAGCTTTTTTTGAAGTTCTATTCTTTAAAGGCGCAAGAGAGATATTCTTATCGTCATGTTATAGGGGAGCACTCACAGTATACATATTCGAGAGCAATCATAGATTTTATCTTAACAGAGATAAAAAAGAATCCTCAAAAAACTATTGAACATTTAAAAAAGAAGACAAAAAAATAAAGATAACCTCTGGAGCAAAGGAATTCTCGATAATAAATTATCTTACTCCCATTCGGGAACCCAGCTTTATCCATCACAAGTTATCTTTTACACTTCAATTATAACAAACATGAATTGAAGTGTAAACTGAAAGAACTATATAATTTTAACACACCCTAACTACACGTTAGGGATTTTTTTATGCAAAAAACGCCAAGCATGTGCTTAGCGCTTATTCTTTTCGATAACAGGTTTAAAATACTTTTCTTCTGCTTCAAGACGTGCTTTTATTGCGTCTTCTTTTTTTACGAAACGTCCGATAAAATGATATTTTCGTTGGAATGTTATAGAAGCTTCCCATTTTTTTCGCGATTCATTCCAGCGAACTCCTTTTATACCACTTTTGTTTCTACTAGAAATTTTACGTGTTAAAGCTGATTTCATTGTACCATCAACACTATCAACTTCGAGTTTTCGCGCAAGTGCTTTTTTCTTAACTTCGTCCGAGTGCAGATTATTTTTTGCATATTTATTCCCATTTTCTTTCGCTAAGCACCCGCATGATTTCACATAACCTCTTTTGAGTTGCTGAACTAATACTTCTTTTTCATTACCGCACTCGCATACGCACTTCCAAACCGCATTTCCGTTTTTAGAACGAATAAACTCTTTCACAGTCAATCTCCCAAAAACTTGTCCAGTTAAGTCGGTAATATGATTATTCATTGTATTGCCTCAACAATCATATAATCAGTTGAATCATCTAAATAAGCAGTAAAATGCTCTGTAGTATTTACAGATTCAGCGAGTTTAGTTATATTGTCATCGTTCATATCCAGTTTAATCTTTTCACCGTCAAGCAATTCGGAGCTGATTTCATCCGTGTTATAGCCATATTTTTCGAATACTGTTGTTAACTCTTTTAAAATCTCATCATTATTTATTTCTTTTTCAATTTCGTAGAATTCGTCTAGCATTTCGCCCGCTGTAAAGCCGAAAACTTCCGCTATCAATCGCACATTTTTCGCAGACATTTGATCAACTGTTTTTTTGTCTGCTATTCGTATTGTTTGATGCGCAAGACCCGTTGCGTTTCCTAATTGATAAATTGTCCAGTTTTTAGTTTCTAAGTATCGCTTGATAAATCCAGCCATTTTATTTTTCCTCCTCTACGTATTTAAAAATTACAGTGTAAAATCCCATTTCTTCGTTGTCGTCTTCACGTTCACCGTACACAACTTCTAATTTTGTTCCGGCAGGTAACAATACTTCTTTTTCATCTTCGCAATCCTCAGCACCTAGTGCAATTACTTCATTTTCGTTGTTGTAATCGACTACATGGCAAGGTACTTCATTTTCAATTTCAAAATAGTATTCGACAGGACAATCATTACATACTGTAAAAGCACCACCGTTCGTCCAACTTTCTTGCTTTTCTAATGTAATAACTTGCCCTTCTTCAAATCCTAATTCCCAGTTTGTTTGAATTGAGCGTCCAAGTCCTGCGATTTTTGCATTTATATCTTTCGCAATTTCGTTTCTGTCTATTGTTTGCAT